GTCAAAGAAAAAGAATAAAACCGTGACGCACTGGAACAAAAAGCCAACAACAAATTGTTCCCAAAGGGTTTAAAAAAGGGTTCCGTGGATAAATAAATTATACAGTAATATATGAATGACACAATTTAAATTTGAATTGTTGAGAATATATTATTTTCAGATATAATTACTTCTTTAAGTAATTTAAAATAATATATATTTAATCTACTTAAAGAACAAAAACTCATTTTCTCTACAACCATGTAGTATAAAGTTGAAAATTACTGAAAAGTCATGTAGTGAAAAAAACATTTTTGAAATTTGAAAAGTATTTTGACTTTTAAAAAATGGACATTTATGGCAAAAATAAATGTCCAAAAAAATATTATAAAAACAGTCTTACTGAGAAAATTTTCTGTCACCATCTTTAAAATTTATGGTGTCAAATTAAACGATTAATTTATTTTTTATTACGATAGTTTTTTTTATAAAAATTTCAATATTTTCATTAAAAGACATTATAAGATTAATATTTAGAATAAATCTTATAATATAATATAAAATAAGATGCCGAAAAAAGACGTTGATTATTCTAATACTATTATATATAAAATTTGTTGTAAAGATGAAAGCATAACAGATGTGTATGTTGGTCATACAACTAATTTTATTCAAAGAAAATATTCACACAAACAGTCATGTAACAATGTATACAATACTCTAAAAATTTATAATGTAATAAGGTCTAATGGAGGTTGGAACAATTGGGATATGGTCGAAATAGCAAAATATTGTTGTAAAGATGCAATTGAAGCTAGAATAAAAGAACAAGAACATTATAATCAGGTGAAATCGTGTTTAAATAGCTGTCCACCTTATGTTGATATAAAAAATTATTTCTGTAATATATGTAATTTACAATGTAAAGGTCCTAAACAATATAATGAGCATATGAATTGTATTAAGCATATTAAAACAATAGAACAATTATTGGAAATCCCTAAATTGGAAATCCCTAAAACTTATTTTTGCGAAAATTGTAATTATAATACAAGTAGTTGTAAAGATTATAATAAACATTTATTAACAGCTAAACATTTAAATAGAACAATTTTAGAACAAAAAATCCCAAAAATCCCAAAAATCCCAAAAATCCCAAAAATTTTTAGCTGTGAATTCTGTAATAAATATTATAAAGCTAGAAATAGCTTATGGTATCACGAACAAAAATGTGAGTTAAATATACAAACAAATGCTGACTACAATAATGATACCAAAAATATGAATAATAAAATAGAAACTCAAACAAGTATATTTGATAAGGATGAATTAATTATTACTTTACTTAAACAAAACGCAGAGCTTATTGAGATTGTCAAAAATGGCACTCATAATACAACTAATAATAATAATACTACTAATACCAATTCTCATAACAAGGCATTTAATCTAAACTTCTTCTTAAATGAGACCTGCAAAAATGCAATGAATATTACTGATTTTGTTGACTCTATTAAATTACAGCTATCCGATTTTATGGATGTAGGTGAGGTAGGTTATATACAAGGTATTTCTAATATCATTGTTAAGAAGCTCAATGCACTTGATGAGACTATAAGACCTATTCATTGTACAGACCAAAAGAGAGAAACATTTTATGTGAAGGATGAAAATCAATGGCAAAAAGAAGAAGAAGACTTTAATCGTATAAGGAAAATGATTAAAAAGGTTGCTTATAAGAATGAGAGATTGATGACATCTTATAAAGAAAAATACCCTGATTACAATGACCCTCAGTCAAAACGTTCAGACCATTATAGTAAAACTGTTATTGAAGCTCTTGGAGGTGATGGAGAGAATTATAAAGAAAAAGAAAATAAAATAATTAAAAACATTTCTAGAGCTACGCACCCGAAGGCTAAGAATTAATCCTTAATTTATTTAAGTTGTTTTACACCTTTTCTCATTTCAAACGCCCATTTTATAGATATAATTATAATGAAAAATAAAATATATTTCATTTTGTAAATTGTAATAATGTATTTTTTTGTTATTGTTATAATGTAAATCATATTGATTTATAAATGTTGAAACTTGTAATAATCCGTTATAAACAGCTAAAAATCCATTATCATATAGATTGTGGCAATATCTACACATAAATTCAACAATATTTTTGTCATTTTTTTCATTATTATTTAATATACATCTTGGTTTTAGATGTGCTGTTTCTAATAAACATAATGGTAATTTTTTTTCACAAATTATACACATTTGTTTTTTATTAGAAATTAAATAATTTCTTAATTGTTTTTGTTCTTGTCTAATCTCTCTTAATTCGTATTTTCGGTGATTTTTATTGTATTTTTTATAAAAATTAATTATAATTTTTGAATAATAATACTTATGGTCGTTCAATATTACATTACCTTCATTTGATAATTTATAATTATTGTTATGAAAAAAAATAAGATTATTTTTAATTAATTTAGTTAATTCTGTTTTTATATCATTTATTTCAACCGAATTATCATTCCGAAACTTTATATATTTATATATATCTATTAGTGTATTATTATCATGTAAAATAAAAGAATTAACAATATAATCTTTCATATTATTAATATTTGTAAATTACTTTTAAGTCAAATTATAATGAAACCATAATATTATAACCTCGTTTGCCTGGTTTATTATTTACATCAATACCTTTGCTGTTTTCTTCTTTATAATTTATTTTTTCAAACTCCTCCTTAAATTTTTTCTGTGTTTTCAAACATTTTTTTCCATTTATTTTACACCAAGTTTCATATATTTTGAATATATCTTTTAATCCAAATCGTAAATTTAGTTTATCCGTTTTTTTACAACACGAATTTGCAAATAGCAATATATCACTATTAATTAATGGTTCTGTTGAAATATTTGATTGTATAACATTTTTAACAGGTAGAGGAGTTACTATATCTAACGAAATAATTTCTGGTTTATCTTTATCATACAAATACAACCAACCATCATGAGTTTTCCAATAATATTTTTCTAGAAACTTATTGTCATCTTCTATAAAATCATCTCCATCTTCATTTGTATATCCGTGAGTATTTTGATGTTTGTATTCTTCTTTAATAATAGAATATTTTACTTTATCACCATCAACAATATACGGAGTTTTTTTAATATAGTCATTTGTTAGTTTTGGTAAAGATTTATGATTTTTATTCCTAACTGAAATACATATATATGCGTTATTATCATCATCATATGCTATATTAACTCGTCTATTTCCATCGCGTTGAATAACATTTATACCATCTTCATTTCTAAAACGAATTAGATTGTTTTTTAACTCACTTATTTTAATTGGAACCTTACTACCATTAATACTTTCACAATAGTAATTATTAATTTTTTCTTTTCTATCTTTAAACCAATCAGGTTTAATTGGGTTTAATTTTAATTTAAATTGTTGTTCTGCTTGTTTTATACAATAATTTACAAACTCAATTGATAATTCATTTTCTAATTTATACTCTTGTGTTTCAATTGTAGATATGCCATATTTATCAATAAATTCACTAATATCCATTTCTTCTATTGTATTAATACAAATATAATCAGGTAATTTAGTTTCTTTACACCATTCATCTATTTCTGTATCATTCATATCGTCAATAATAATTAATTTATAACCATTATTTTTGCTGTCATAATGTTTAATTGGTTTTAAATTTTTTCGTTTCTTTGATACATCAATATATTTCATATATTTACCAAACTTAAAATCACCATTATCTATAATACTTTCCAATAGTTCTTTAATTTCTTCCCAATTCTCACAACCCATAACAAATTTTTCTATTTCTTTTATAAATTTTACATAAAAATTATGTATTATATCTTGTAATTCAGGAGTAGTCCATAAAGTAAGTTTCATACTTCCATTTTTAAGGTCTAAATCATTATATTTTCCTTGTAATCGTAATCGTTGTGAAATATCAGTGCAATTTAATGATGCGTGAGACACAAAATACTGGTCTGTTAAATGTAGTGAATAATTATCATAATCGTCGCTTGTAAAAGAATATCCCCTTTCTCCATATTTACCTGTTATTGTTATAATTGTTTTACATAAAATTGGGGTATCACTTTTTTCAAATAAAATTCTTAATAATTTATAAACAAATTTTATATTTAATATTTTTGTATTTATATTGAAATAGCAATAATTATTAGGTAGTTTTTCAGATTTTTCAGTATCTATAGATGAACCATATACTCCTCCTAATTGCCATAATCTTTGACTTGTTGATGATTGTTTTGAGTCCCATTTAGACCAACATTTAATTTCTTTTTCATAAATTTTTGAAACATATAATCTTAAACAATTTCCATGATATATTATGATAAATAGATTGGGATAATCTTTAATTATTTTATCTACTAAACAAAATTGATTAGCTCTTATTTTTTCTTCACTTATCAATAACGAATTATATTTACTTGTAGGTCTTTTTAGTATTTCTTCTATTATTTTTTTTATATTTATATTATAATCTTCAACAATATCATAACATGTTTTTTTTTTGTGATTTTCTATATCTTGATAATCCCACCATGATTCAACAAGTGTAGTGTTAAAATTTATAGACCCATTAAATAATCCAAAATAATCATTTGACCTTTTCATTTTATGAACCTTTGATATTTTAATTTGTATATCAGTATGGTCGCTTAATCTGGTTGTTATATTATATAACAATGAGTGTGCCGTGCCTGTAATATGTAGTGCATATTTTACTTTTTTATATATTTTGGCAAGCAATATTTCACATGCGGTAGAATCCTTTTTATCATTATCATTACTTCTATCATTTGAAGATGTAGGGCTCATTAAATCACTTTCATCAACTAATGTAGTTATATTAACAAGTTCATCATTATAATATATATACTCACTAAATTTCGTATTTAGTTTTGCTAACTGAGTATGGTTCATTAAACAACAAAATATATCATTAGAATTGATTGCTTCTTTATTACTTAATTTATTAATAATATCATTACTATTTATATCTTTTAGTTCTGGAAGTTTATAATCTTTCCAATATTCAACATTTGTTTCCTCAAAATATTCTTGAAGTTCATTATTAAATTCTTGAAATAATGTTTTTATAAATTGAATATTAAAATTGTAATTTTCTGTTCCAACTATATCATCTTGTAATTGTTTTTGGTCTATTGTTAAATTTCTAAAAATGTATAAAACTGGTCTTTTTAGTATATGAACCGAAATCCACATAATTATACATGCTTGAACTCTTTTTCCAAGCTGTATGTCTCCCCATAATAATTCTACTATTGATTTTTCATTATCTTCTAAATTTAGTGAATTTAATAAATCTTCTTCAAATGAAGGTAAATTAATGTTTTTTGGTATATGTTTTAATTTAATTGGATTATTTCCCCAATTATGTCTCTCTAAACTTTCTCCATTTATATATTTACACTTATTTAACATAATATTTATAATTTTTTCAAGCGGTTTTTTAAATATTTCATTTCTTTTTTTGAAAAATGTATTTATTTTATCTTGTAGATATGTCATTTGTATCATTTATATATATATATATAATAAAGGCAAATCTTTAAATCAATTTTATTTATAAAATAAAAAATGCCTTAAAAATATGTGCCTATTTATATAAATTTTAATATTATAATAATATAAATAATGTCTCGTAAAAGCTATGATTATAAATTAACTGCGGTGCAATATTATTTAGTTGAAGATAAAACACAAGAAGAAGTATGTAAAATATTTAAATGTTCTCGTAGAAGTCTAATGCGATGGGTTGAAAGATATAAAAAAGATGGTAATGTTGATATTCATTATAGGAAACCAGTAGCATATAAGGTAAAGAAAGAATATGTTGATTTCTTATTACAAGAATTAAAGAAAAATAAAACTATTACTATTGAAGATTTATT